GGGATGAAACAGACACCGATGTCGTAGGGTTAGTGATGCTTACCGGTATCTGCGGGGTGGGGGGCAACGTTGGCCAAGGGCATTGTGTGGGCCAATTTTTGACGTTTACGTCCGCGGTCGGCACCGCTGTGGGCCAGTTCTGAACCCAGTCCTGTACCTGTTGTGTAGGAACCTGAGTCGGCCACGCTCCAATATCAACGATCTGTTTCGTAGGATATGGAAAAATCTGTGTGTTCTGCGGGACCGCCGTTGGGATGTTATCCACATGGACCGCATAGACGGGCGTGTTGGTGTTCGTCGGAGTCGCGGAACCCGTGGGCGTTCCTGTCTGGGTCGTCGTATAGGTTGAAGTCGGGATGGCCGTGGGCCAGTTCTGAACCACAACCGGATATTGCGGAGTCGGAGAGGTCGAAAACCCAAGTAGGTTATAAACAGTTTGTCCGTGCGCCGAGGAAACCATCAGCAAAATTAAAACGAGTAGCTTTTTCATGTTGGCCCCTTATCGGTTCGTTACGGCTATGCCGTTGACTATGTTTAAAATCGTTACTCCGGCATAGGTGTAAATTGCAGTATCGCCCGTGGCTGTCATCCCCGCGCTATGTGTGTCAACGTACGTTTTATTTGCCGCGCTATCGGCATATGCGGGGGTGGGGACGCCTCGGACTGGATTCATTCCAAACGAAACCGACAGACCATTTATAAGTGTGTTCTCGAATGTGTTTCCCAACGTAGGCCCAGTCCCAGAGTTTCCAACTAGGTTGAGGCCACTTCCATCAACGATGTTAGACGTTGAAATGTCGTCAGCGCTTAGCCAACCCGATATATGCCCTCCGATGCTCAGGTTTCCTGGGATGTTCAAATCAGAAACGACAACGGCCTTCCCCCCTGGCGTCGTTACGGCCAACGGTCCAGGAGTTCCAGACAACGAAACCGACTCATCGCCACTTCCACCGTTCAGGTTCCATATCGTCAATGCCGAGCCTGGGATGTTCCCGACGTTGACGGCCATCGTAGGCCAAGGGGTTGCTGTCATGGTGAAAGACGGAGTATTCGTTATTGTTGGGCTAATCGTTGCCGTGGGTGTCGAAACCATCGTCGCCACGTAATATAAAATCTGAGGTTCAATACCGTGAACCTTAATCAGCCCACTCTTGGGAGAATTAACCGTCCACGTACTTTGAGCATTAACCGTCGCAACTGTTCCACGTGAAACAGTAACCGACGAACTCCCAGAACCAACAACCCAAACTGGTTCAATGTACTGATCCAAACCTGAGTTCCAAGGTACGTTACCTGAAAACAACGTGGCCCCATACGAACCGGATGGTATCGGTGACGCAACAAACACAACCGTCTGAGCGTTATCAACGTTCGACGAAAGAGACACCGAATTACTCGGCATGGGGTAATCAGCCGCATACAACGGAGTTATTAGAAATAACCACAGGAGTTTACGCATACTTAAATAATATCAATCACTTCTTCTTCGTCAAGCACTTATATTCATCCAGCGTCGTTACCATATTAATCGGCTTACTTCGCATCTTACCCTTCATCGCCACGGGATACGCAAACGTCAAAAACAACGCATCGCCCATATCCGGCGAATCTAAACCCCTTTTCTTCATATCATCTTTCGATTCCAGCTTTAACTGACCCTTTATCGTGTCACCGAATAACCGGTTACACAACTGCTCCTGTAAATCTGCATCATCAAATATCGAACCCCCGTCTTTCATCCACTGCTTTAACTTCGCCGCCATCTCTGCTGTTTTGTTAAAATATTTATCTTTCTGTTCTCCTCCAAAATTAACGTTCAACACTTCCCAACCCAACCGTCTAATTATATCCAGTGTCGGAGCGCCCAATCCTCCCGAGTCACCAAACACTTCGTCGGGTTTATACGTCTCAAATATTTCTATCGCTTTTTCTGCAAACTTAACCGAGTCGTGAATCAACGAACCAGGTATCACTATCGGCGCTATCGTTTTTCCGTCCAATCCTTTCCTAAAATAAAACACGCAATTATCTTGGCCTCCCCTGGCAATATCCAACCCACAAATCAGCGGGTCGAGTACTGTGGACTGCGCCAACTGCTTTCTCGACCTCATCACCAAGTCGCTGGGGAAAAACTGTAACGAACTCGCGTTCGGGAACAATCCCCTAATACGCGATTTCACATAATCGCTATCCCAACCGTGTGTATCAATCAGTTTCTGAATTTCGTCCTGGTCAACGCCTTCTATCCCCTGGGAACAAATATTATACGTCTTCCAAATCGGTTCCAAATCCGATTCGCGTCTGCGGACTTCGTTCTCGAATATATCGAAAAATCCCCCCGACTTCTGCAACGGGTTTCCAAACGCCAACACGATTATCTCGGTATCTTTATCCAGGCAGAACGAATCAATCGTTTCCCAGATCGAACGCGGAATACCCGACGCTTCATCGACGGCTATAAATATTCGACTCCCCTGGTTGTGAAACCCAGCGAACGCCGCCGTGTTATTGTCTCTCCAAATCGCCTGATCCGATTTCCATTCCAGGCGGTACTTCTCCTGAGACGAATACATACTCGTTGCGGTTATCTCAAACCAACTATTCGTCAAACTCAGCCTGTGCCATTTCGACAACTCAGCCCATGTCTTCGTTTTCAACTGTGATCCAGTATTTGCGGTAATCAGGCACTTCGTTCTATTCATCGTGTCAAGCGCCCACTTCTGCAACATATTAATCAGGGCGGATTTCCCAATATCGTGACCGCTGGCAACCGCAATCCTTATAATTTTCTTTCCGCGTTTCAACTCTTTACCAATGTACTTCGCTATTTCAGCCTGCCATTCTCTCGGACCCTGAGCTGACTCCAGGTCATTCTCACCCCACGGGAAATTAAAACACATATACCCGTACGGGTCGTGTTTAAATTCTGCAATCTGTTCTCCGAGTTTCATCTGGTATTCGATCTCGTTCATAAGTCGATCACCTTATTCGCCAGCTTCTTATACCTATTCTGGGCTTTATCCAGCAACATCCCAAAATCTAACGTTATATTCGTGTCACCGTTATGCCCGTTTTTATATCTCGCATCCCTTGCCGCCAACAACCTCAGCAACAAATCATTGTCGTGCTTGTGTATCGTCTTCACCGCGGTTCCGTTCGCATCATACGTCACTTCATCATACCCATTCATCGCCCTATTCTTCAGTTCAGTCTCATAAAACTCTATCTGTAATTCCAGCGCCCTCTTATACCCGTCCTGAGCCTCAATATTATCTGCCCGTATGTGATCGTAATCCTGAACCGTTATCCCTGATTTTTTACACGCTTCTGTAACCGTATCACCCAACGCAATACGTTTCTCCACCTCAACATACGGTTCGTTATTCAGGAATCCATCTAATCCCATTATTTAACCTCTTTTACGGGTTCAACCATAAAATCCGCCATCTTCACTCCCTTCACCTTAATCCCTCCTTCCAACAACATATCCACTGTCACTACCTTCTTATTCTCTCCCTTAAATATCCCCAGACGATTCCTAAACACCGGATTTACACTCGGCAAATCTCTGATCTTTACATATTTCATTTAATCAATCCTTTCGTAATTAAATCCGATACGTGCAACCTTACCCTCTGCCATGCCGCATCCAACCACGCTTTGCTCGGACTCCCAAACGTCAACAACTGTCCCTTCTTCAAGTCATGCTTCATCACATACGCACCCGTCAAACACACTACCCCATACTTCTCACACAACCCCTTAAACTCTCGGTTAAATCGTTCTTCTATCTTATGATCCTGCTCTTTCCCATAACTGTCAGGCAACCACAACTTCTTTTCAATCTCCATCAATTCTCTCCTTTTCAATCATATATAACGCATCACCAGTGTTGCGATGTTTCACTTCCTTAACTCTTTTAACCCTTACTTCACCAATAAACCAATAGCTTGTGGGTCCACACTTTCTACATTCCATACACCCATATTTCCCATCTTCACTAACAACCTCTTTCAACTCTAAAAAACACTTCGGGCAAGTTTTCATTATTCAACTATATAATATAATGTTCTTGACAAGAATAGTTTCAAAAAATAGATGTACAGAATTTTTCATCCCCTTTCCGCGCGCGCGCCAAAAAGCCGGGGGTAGGGGGTGCCCAAAGGTATATATGTCATGAAATATATATCACACACACCAACAACTATACAATCACACACCCAAACTCCATAACCAGCAATAATACCCCTCAATTTTTCGATTCTACGATACACCCATACCAGTACACCACCTATATATACTAAAACGTTTTAGATCTAATCCTGGTGCAATATTTGCACACCCTCCAACACCCGATAACCCCCATTGGGACGTAAACCCACAATTTCACCATTTTCATCAATATCAATAATATTCTTGATTATGACATGTTACGTGCTGTTTTTTTTGAAATAATTATTTAATGACAAATTATCAAACCCGACAAATATAAAAAAATATTTTTTCGATTATTCTCTATATAGTATGTGTGTCCTTTTGTTACGGGTTCCATGCGTAACGTTTCACCTCGTCCGTTACACCTAAACTCCGCATAGAATATAGTTGTAACGGGTGCAACGTCTATATTTCCTATTAAACATAAAAATCTATGTATACAATTTGTAAATCGTGTTTTTAAATTGTTAGGGTAAATATATCACATTTTTACCTTATATAGTCAAAACAGGCGTAACACGCGTACATTAGTTGCCTGTCATGTTTTTAGGCGTAACAAACGTCTAAAATGTTACACCAGAATTTTTCTAGACAAATTAACGTTAAACGTTGAATACATGAATTTATGTATATAATGTTAACAAAACAATTTTTGACATAGATTTACATCGTGTAAACCGCATTGTTAAGTAATTTAACACTTTCTAGACAGTTTGTTGACACATTGTATACCAACGTCAATAATCGTGCCATGCGTATTTCGTTGTGATATATAGTAAATCATAGTAAATCAGGGTTTGGCACGGGCATTGCATACAGAAACAACCAGTTGACGAGATGTAAACCCAGCCCCGGGGAACAGGGGACGTCGCCGGGCGTAAAACGAGGGAGAAAATTAAATGAAATACTCACTTAAAAACCACGCGTGGGCTGTTATCCAATCTGGTCAATGTGTTTTCGGAACCGGTCGTACTCGTGAGGCCGCGATTCGAGACGCCGAAGGCTGGATGAGCCAGTACCAAAATTCGACTCACGGTTGGTTGGAGGCCATGCTCGAATCTAATAAACACGTCAACGGTGATATTTACATCACAAACGACTCAGCCGACATCCGTTTCTATGTCGAGAACCAATAATTTTGATCCCTTCCTCCTCCCTTGCACCCCTCATTGAGGGGTCATGGGGAAGCGGAAGACTGAAACCAAAAATGAGGTAGTACCATGAAACGCGCAAAAGGAAAGTATGTTCCAAAATACCTTGAAATCTACAAGCGGCCTGATAGTTATGCGGGTCCAACCCACTACGGTTATTACCCCGTATTGAGTCAAAACCGGGATAGTGGGTGCCTTGAGCGCTCAAATTTCCGTAGCACGTTGAAAGCCTTGGGGGGTGAGGGCCGGGGGGTACAGGTTATCCGTGATACTCACTGGGCTAGTGGTTGGGTAGAAACCATCTATGTCGCGAAAACCGCCGTCAAACGGCTTCAGATTGCCGACAAAATTATGTCGGACCTGGAAGGCTACCCCGCGGTAGATGAAGCCGATTTTTCAGAGCTGGAAACCGAAATACAGGCCGAAACGTGGAATAGTTACTACGACCTACGGGAAAAGATCAAGCTATGCGCGGAAAACGGGATAAGCATATTTTCGGCCCGTCAAAGCTACCCGCCTAGCAGGGAATCGGGCGAGTGCGTTGTGATTGCGGATTAAACCCTCTCCCCTATTCCTCCACTGGGGGGATGGGGAAGCGATCAAACCGAGAGCGAGGACTAGTATGAATGAAATTGATAGGATCATTGAGGATTTAATCAAGGAGGTGATGAAATGATATGTTTTTACAGTTTTACCCCATACGGGGTTAGGGTTGCGCTGAAACGAGCGGGGCGTGAGTTTAGCCGTAAAATTGTATCCCTCACCCAATGGATGATGATGAGTGAGGAATTGGAGGAGCAGGGATATAGGATGATCGAGGCGCCACGGCCAAAATAATCACCCCCCGGGGTGTAATGCGGCTCCCCGCAGTGGGGAAGGGTTCCAAGCCCCTAACGCAGAGGATACTAAACTAAGGGAATGTTACCCATGAAAAATGTAATGGATATGGAAGGTCCGAAACGTACAGGAGTTTGGGTCATTTTGAAGGGTGCAAAACATGTCGGAAAAATCATTGCCGCTTATCCGTCAAAGGGTCACGGCGAACGGCGGACATATGTCCAGGTTTTCTGCTGGACAAGACCAAACGAATTACCCGGCAAAAACGTGACCTATGCCGGGGGTTGCGGATATTGCAAGGTTGACGCTTGCATGGAGGAATTAGGGTTTGGTGGGTTGAAACTGCCTTCCAGCGGCTGGGAATCGTTCCTAGAGAAAAACGGTTATACCGTTTTGGAGGTGATTTGATGATTACACCTGATCAAGCCAAAGAGCATCCGTGCCCGAAATGCGATAGCGAAAATGTGAAATATATTCAATTCTGGAAATACCATTGTTTGGATTGTGGGGTTTACTACCCCGCTGAATACCGCTACAAAACCAGCGAGGCGGAATAACATGAATTACATACACAAGGGATTGAAAAGCGTTTCCTATCAATGGAATGGGAAACGCAGAACCGAGTCAGCAAAATGAAATATATTTTGACCTTGGTTGTTGGGCTGGGGTTGGTTGTATTTGTTATCCACGACCATCAACCCCATTGGGAAGGTCCGAGCAGTTGCCCATTAACAATCGTTTTGGACATTGCAGGGGAAACAGCCAACGAGTATGCCGATAACGTTGAACATGCGATTAACCGCATTGAAAAATTAGGGTACTCCGTTGACCTAGTAGACCGTTGACATTATGGTGACAGTGTGAGATAATTACGATCTAGAAAAAGGAGCATTGTGGACGCACAACAATCATACGATCTACTCTCCCCGGAGGATGACGAACACCGTCAGTTGGTCGAGGACCGGAAACAGGCGACGAAGGATGATCGTTTAGACAGGATGGAAAATGAGAGGAACGGGGATTGAACATGACCGACGAATACGCAGAGAGACTTGATGTCGCAAAGACTCTACTCCGTCACGCCGGGAACGAGCTGGAATATGGCTCGGTTACCGACGCGCTGGGCACGATTCGGATGGTTGAAAAAATACTCGTGAGGCTCAAAAAAATGGAGGCGAAGAAGTGAACCAGGGACTTGCAGTATTTCCGGAGATGTCGCCGGAAGTCGTGAAAGGTTTGACCGCTCCGACCGTTGCGGCGAGGGCGGCGTCGAGGGCGGAGATGGCGGCGTCGAGGGCGGCGAGGGCGGCGGCGGAACGTAAATGGCAGGCCGACCGAATCCGATAAATTGTTGAAAACCCCTGGGGGACGAAATGAACGCAAAAGACCTGAAAAAACTGGAATCGCTGAACCCATGCGCTGACGGGTCGGCGTGGGGAAAAACTCAGAACTCACTGTACGACGTGTATGAAAACTGCGAGCGCGGAGATTGGATGATCTGGCTCCTGAGCCGTTCCAAAAAACTCACGAAAACTCAGGCGATAGAAATCGCGATCACGTGCGCGAAACATGTGTATCACGACCCGGATTGGAACCGATGGGCGGATGCGTGGCTGGACGGATCGGATCGAGCCAAGGCGAGTGCGGAGATGGCGGCGAGGGCGGCGAGGGCGGCGTATTGGGCGGCGAGGGCGTCGAGTGTGGCGAGTGCGTCGAGTGTGGCGAGTGCGTCGAGTGCGGCGAGGGCGGCGAGTGCGGCGAGTGCGGCGAGTGCGTCGAGTGCGGCGTATTGGGCGGCGAGGGCGGCGTGGGTGCCGAGTGCGGCGATAAAATGGCAGGCCGACCGAATCCGAGAAATTGTTGAAAACCCCTGGGGGACGAAATGAACCCAACTGATCTGAAAATCCTTGAGGACATGAGCCCATGCGCTGACGGGTCGGCGTGGGGAAAAACCCAGAACTCACTGCACGACGTGTACGAAAATTGCGAGCGCGGAGATTGGATGATCTGGCTCCTGGGTCATTCCAAAAAAATCACGAAAACTCAGGCAATCGAGATCGCGATAGTGTGCGCGAAACATGTGTATCACGACCCGGATTGGAACCGATGGGCGGATGCGTGGCTGGACGGATCGGATCGAGCCAAGGCGAGTGCGGAGATGGCGGCGAGGGCGGCGAGTGCGGCGGATTGGGCGGCGTATTGGGCGTCGAGTGCGGCGGCGTGGGCGGCGGCGTGGGCGGAGAGTGCGGCGGAGAGTGCGGCGGATTGGACGGCATGTGCGGAGATGGCGGCGAGGGCGGCGAGTGCGGCGAGTGCGTCGTGGGAGGCGAGTGCGGAGATGGCGGCGAGGGCGGAGAGTGCGGCGAGTGCGTCGTGGGAGGCGAGTGCGGAGATAAAATGGCAGGCCGACCGAATCCGAGAAATTGTTGAAAACCCCTGGGGGACGAAATGAACGCAAAAGACCTGAAAAAACTGGAATCGCTGAACCCATGCGCGGACGGGTTGGCGTGGGGAAAAACCCAGGAGTCACTACACGACGTGTACGAAAATTGCGAGCGCGGAGATTGGATGATCTGGCTCCTGGGTCATTCCAAAAAAATCACGAAAACTCAGGTGATAGAAATCGCGATCACGTGCGCGAAACATGTGTATCACGACCCGGATTGGAACCGATGGGCGGATGCGTGGCTGGACGGATCGGATCGAACCAAGGCGAGTGCGTCGAGTGCGTCGAGTGCGGCGAGTGCGGCGTATTGGGCGGCGAGTTCGGCGATGGCGGCGTATTGGGCGGCGAGGGCGGCGTGGTCGGCGAGGGCGGCGAGTGCGGCGAGGGCGTTGGAGTGGGCGGAGATGGCGGCGGAGAGTGCGGCGAGGGCGGCGTCGAGGGCGGAGATGGCGGCGTCGAGGGCGGCGAGGGCGGCGGCGGAACGTAAATGGCAGGCTGACCGAATCCGAGAAATTGTTGAAAACCCCTGGGGGACGAAATGAACGCAAAAGACCTGAAAAAACTGGAATCGCTGAACCCATGCGCTGACGGGCTGGCGTGGGGAAAAACTCAGAACTCACTGCACGACGTGTACGAAAACTGTGAGCGCGGAGATTGGATGATCTGGCTCCTGGGTCATTCCAAAAAAATCACGAAAACTCAGGTGATAGAAATCGCGATCACGTGCGCGAAACATGTGTATCACGACCCGGATTGGAACCGATGGGCGGATGCGTGGCTGGACGGATCGGATCGAACCAAGGCGAGTGCGGCGAGTGCGGCGAATGCGGCGAGTGCGGCGTGGGTGCCGAGTGCGGCGAGTGCGGCGGAGAGGGCGGCGTATTGGGCGGCGAGTGCGTCGAGTGCGGCGAGTGCGGCGTGTTGGGCGTGTTGGGCGGCGTGTTGGGCGTATTGGGCGGCGAGTGCGTCGAGTGCGGAGATAAAATGGCAGGCCGACCGAATCCGAGAAATCGTGAAAAATCCATGGGGGACGAAATGAACGCAACTGATCTGAAAATCCTTGAGGACATGAACCCATGCGCTGACGGGCTGGCGTGGGGAAAAACTCAGAACTCACTGCACGACGTGTACGAAAACTGTGAGCGCGGAGATTGGATGATCTGGATCCTGATTCGTTCCAAAAAACTCACGAAAACTCAGGCAACCGAGATCGCAATCACGTGCGCAAAACATGTGTATCACGATCCGGATTGGAACCGATGGGCGGATGCGTGGCTGGACGGATCGGATCGAACCAAGGCGAGTGCGGCGAGTGCGGCGAATGCGGCGAGTGCGGCGTGGGTGCCGAGTGCGGCGAGTGCGGCGGAGAGGGCGGCGTATTGGGCGGCGAGTGCGTCGAGTGCGGCGAGTGCGGCGTGTTGGGCGTGTTGGGCGGCGTGTTGGGCGTATTGGGCGGCGAGTGCGTCGAGTGCGGAGATAAAATGGCAGGCCGACCGAATCCGAGAAATCGTGAAAAATCCATGGGGGACGAAATGAACGCAACTGATCTGAAAATCCTTGAGGACATGAACCCATGCGCGGACGGGTTGGCGTGGGGAAAAACCCAGGAGTCACTACACGACGTGTACGAAAATTGCGAGCGCGGAGATTGGATGATCTGGCTCCTGGGTCATTCCAAAAAAATCACGAAAACTCAGGTGATAGAAATCGCGATCACGTGCGCGAAACATGTGTATCACGACCCGGATTGGAACCGATGGGCGGATGCGTGGCTGGACGGATCGGATCGAACCAAGGCGAGTGCGGCGAGTGCGGCGAATGCGGCGAGTGCGGCGTGGGTGCCGAGTGCGGCGAGTGCGGCGGAGAGGGCGGCGTATTGGGCGGCGAGTGCGTCGAGTGCGGCGAGGGCGGCGAGGGCGGCGGCGAGTGCGGCGAGTGCGGCGAATGCGGCGAGTGCGGCGAGTGCGGAGTATTGGGCGGCGAGTGCGGCGTATTGGGCGTATTGGGCGGCGAGGGCGGAGATAAAATGGCAGGCCGACCGAATTAGGGAGATCGTTGAAAACCCATGGGGGAAAAAATGAACGCAAAAGACCTGAAAAAACTGGAATCGCTGAACCCATGCGCTGACGGGCTGGCGTGGGGAAAAACTCAGAACTCACTGCACGACGTGTACGAAAACTGTGAGCGCGGAGATTGGATGATCTGGATCCTGATTCGTTCCAAAAAACTCACGAAAACTCAGGCAACCGAGATCGCAATCACGTGCGCAAAACATGTGTATCACGATCCGGATTGGGACCGATGGGCGGATGCGTGGCTGGACGGATCGGATCGAACCAAGGCGAGTGCGGAGAGTGCGGCGAATGCGGCGAGTGCGGCGTGGGTGCCGAGTGCGGCGAGTGCGGCGTATTGGGCGGCGAGTGCGGCGAGTGCGGCGGAGTGGGCGGCGTATTGGGCGGCGTATTGGGCGGCGAGGGCGGCGGAGAGGGCGGCGTATTGGGCGGCGAGGGCGGCGAGGGCGGCGGCGAGTGCGTCGAGTGCGGCGAGTGCGTCGAGTGCGTCGAGTGCGGAGTATTGGGCGGCGAGTGCGGCGTATTGGGCGGCGAGGGCGGAGATAAAATGGCAGGCCGACCGAATTAGGGAGATCGTTGAAAACCCATGGGGGAAAAAATGAACCGACACCTTAAGCCTCGTTTGGCAACAGTCGAGGAACTAATCCAGACGCTCGTAGTTGACTGTCAGGTCCAACTTACGATTGATTTGTTCGGAGGAGAAATTTCTTGTGATGGAGTTTGGACCCCCGAAAACTGTAAATGCACCATAAAAAAAGAGTTTCACGTGATCGGGAAAACGGTTAGTGACGCATTGCAGAAAGCCATCAAGGAGGTTAGTGAATGAATGAGAACAACGGACCGTTGCCTTGTCCATTTTGTGGAGGTCCAGCCTACGGAGAGGCTGATGATAGAACCAAACGCGAGACGTATGTTCCGGCATTAGCTTGTCCCGGCCACGGGGGTCCAGAATGTCCACCAAAGGAGCTTTTGAAATGACCGGACCATGCGACATGTGTAAAAGTGTTGGGCCGTTGAATCGTCGGGGTGAGTATTCATTGTGCGACGAATGCACCCAAGACTACGATACAGAAGACGGACCGGAGGACGACGAATGAGAAAACCACTTGGTCGTCTTTTCAAGGACGGCAATATGTGGTGCGCTGTTTTTGATGACTTCATAAATCCACAAGAGAGCAAACAGGGTTTCGGTGAAAAAAAGGACGACGCAATAGCCGAATTGCTGAAAGATTGACCCCGCTAGACGGGCAAGGAGGATGGGGATGACCACGAACGCCCAAAAGTGCTGTGAGAATTGCTTTTTCTTCGCCAACAGTTTAAACCTTCCTCTTTGCACTAGATTCTCGGAACCCACACTTCCTAACATATCGTGCGCTAAGTGGAAACCGGGAAAAGATTTTGTAGTTTTCCCGAACGATACTTGCCCAGATTATGTACGGCTTCCTAAAATTTAACCCCGCCACAGCGGGAATGGACGTATACAAACGATACTCGGTTTATTTACGGGTATCGTTTTTTTATTCTTTAAACCACCTTCTGCGCGACGATCCTTCCACTCTCCTAACCTGCTGATCGAATCCAATATTGTGCATGATCTGGCCGATTCTCTTTTGAATAATTCCGTTCATTTTGTCTATGGTAATATTTAAGGCGCCATCGGCTATCTCTGAAGTGGTCAATCCGTACTCATCTCTATATCTTTCGCTAACCATTTTACTAATGGCTTCTTCCCATTCGTCATGTATCGTTCTTAAGTCTTGTTCTGCTTTAGTTTCTTCCAACGGAACATTAAACCACTTTTCACCAGACTTGTATCTTTTGACCGCTTCCGCAAACAATTGATCCCGATCTTTTTTCAAATCTTCAACATTTATTCTTGAAACCCTTATAGGCCAAAACCTTCTATTGCCTGTTGTATCCTTAAAATAATGCTTTTCATTGGTGGTTCCCGCAAATATACATTGGCGTGGATGCTCGGAAGCGTGTCTTCCATATTTTTCCCTATAACGATCCGATTGAGTGGTAAGCATGGCTTTAATTTTAGTTGCTTCGGCCTTTCCAAATGATTCCATTTCTGCAATTTCGGCAATCATTTTTCCTTGAAACACTTCATAGAAATCATTAGACATGACTGATTCGGTTAAAGATACATACCATTTTCCTCCAATGATTCTTAACGACATGGTTTTAAATGTTTCTTGTTTTCCTTCAAGAATTACCATGTTATCAACTTTACATCCTGGGTCAAAGATTCGAGCAACCATTGAAATCCAGAAATTCTTGCTTATCGCTTGGGCATAATATCCGCGTTTGCATCCAAAATAATCAGCAAAGAAACCATCGAGGCGTTCGTTCCCATCCCACACAAGTGATTCCATCCAGTCTTTCGGTTCATTTCTGGAGTTTTTGTGAGCATAAATATAAATCGCTTGAAACGCCATCTCAGTCGAAAACTTTGTTATCCCCAGGCGTCGCTGTAATTCCAAAACTATTTTATATGTGTCAAGGTCGGACCATTCTTCGGGTTCTCCGTACAAAGACGTGAAAACCTTATTGTGAAATTCATCCCACCATATTTTCCCTTCAAAAGACTTGTCACCGTCCAATACGCGAAGCCCGTTGTCCAGGTTAGCAAACGGCACTCCGTGACCGTTTCTGGAAATACTTAGCTCATCCCAAATGACGTTTAAAGAAACCGTAGGCTTGAGTTCGTCAATCGGTTCTGATACATAAGTTGTAATTAATGGACTTGCCCATTCAACAAAATTTTCATAAGTCATGCCTTCGTTTAAAGCGTCTGCGGCGTCCCATTTTGATGGTTTGTCTTTGGGATTAAGTATTTTAATGTCTTCGCAATCTCTAGATAAAATACCGGCAATGTCTTGGGCGGCTTTTTTACCCGGTTCATCAGCGTCGGGCCAAATCAGAATTTTTCGCCCTTTTAGAACGGACCAATCGTTCTTATAAACGCTGTTTGCTCCATGACTCCATGTGGTAACGAGACACGTTGACCCCATTATTTTACGGCAAGCGTCTGCGGATTTTTCGCCTTCGACCACAACCACGGATGCAGTTGGATTTAAGGACAGGATGTCTAACCCGTATAGCGGTCGTGGCTCTGGATAAGCTTTGGCTGTCCACTTTCCATCAACCAAGTGGTATGGAGTGTATTGCTTTCCCTGAGCAGTTTCCCGGCGAGTCACGTAAAATAATGCGTTTCCATTCTTATCGTTATATTTCCAAAACAATCCTTTGGGTTTGAATTCTTGAATTTCTTGATGTTTTGAAGGCGATAACCTTTCTGCGGCTTCGCCCTGTTTAATATTGTGTATTGCGGCGTATAACGAAATCAAATCTCCACCGCGAACCTCTGAATTCGCATGATCCATCCATTGTCCAGTTTCAATGTTTACACATAGCGATTTACCGTTTCCACCTTTTAAATCAGAGCAAACGTATTCTTTTCCCTGAAATTTTCCTCCAGGAAGCCATTCGGGCAGTAAATTTCTTGAGTTAGACGCGAGTTCCCATGCAAGGGATTGAAAGTCTATTTTAGGCAAAGTTTATCCGATCAATCGAATTGTGTTTTCGATTTAAGCATGTACTACCGCTTGAGTTTAAATTTTTCGCATATGGCGTATTTTGGATTCCTGTGTCCAAACAAGAAACAAAAAAAGAATTTATGACGACGTTCTTTGTTAAACTGGCAATTTAAACATGTATAGTCGGAAGACGATTCTTGATATTTGAACCTCGCCTTCATCTCTCTTTGGGTAATCAATCGGTTGGGATCGGTTTCCACAATGTTGGTTTCTGTCTTCTCGAACAAATCAGGATTAGTTTTGACTATCATAATCCCTCCATTAGTTTTAATGAATCTTCAACGCTCCAAACAATCCCGCCTCGTCCGCCGTTATCGTTCACCATCTGAACGAATGAAGCCTGCTCAACTGTAGGTTTTCCGTTACCTTCTTTGACTTCGATAGCAAGGAATTTTCCGTTTTTAATTCCAATTAAATCAGACGATCCGACGCATAACCCGGAATGTAAAACTCGCGCATGGTGGATTAAAACGTCACCTGGAATCAATCGAACGGTTTCTTGTTTGTGTATGAACCTATAGTCGCCTATCCAAGCTTGAGCGACGTTGTTTCTAAATAAACGCGCTCCTTGTCTAGAGGCTTCTAGTTGAATAGTTCTCATTAGGTCGGGCTCGTTCATATAGCCGCCTTCCTTTGCCTAGCATTCCAAACGTGTCTGGCCCACGCCTTGGGATGGTTATATCCCCTCTGCTGTGCCACGGTAACGAGGTCTTCGTAAGTCTGCGCTGTAAATTGCGGAACTCTTACAACTCGCTCGACTTCTTTTAATTCTCCTTCAACTTCTCTCAACTTTTCAACAACGGCTTCAAACTTAAAACCACAGAACTTGCACACTCCAGACGGAACTTGAGCCGCAAAACATCTTGGACAAATTTTTACATGAACTTCTTGACTCGATTTTTTCTTGCCTACGTTTCCTTCTAAACTCCATTCTCTAACTTCGTCAGGCAATCCGTGACGCCTACAATTTCCAACATGGTCTAATATGATGGCGTAGTCTTTGCCTTCTGCTGGACGAAGGCACCTTCCAAGCATTTGCAGATACATGCTTAGGCTCTGAGTCGGCCTGAGCATTATTACCGCTTCAATTGCGGGACAATCGTATCCTTCGCCAAACAATTCAACGTTTGAAACGACCGATGTTTTCCCATCCTTGAAATCGTTCATCACACGATCACGAATTTCGGTTGGAGTTTCTCCGTCAACGTGTTCCGCTTTTACTCCAGCCGAGCGGAATTGTTCTACTATATGCTTCGAGTGTTCAATTGACGATGCAAAAACAACCGCGCGTTTACCACGGCACAACTTGAGGTATTCATTTATGGCGCTACCAGTAATGGTGGGCTTATCGACTCGTTCATTTGTCGCCTTACGATCAAAATCCCCCATCGTTGTGCGAATACCGGTCATGTCAACCGTTGAAGGAGCATATAGTTTGTAATCCGAAAGAAACCCGGCTTCAATCAACCAAGAAACGGTTGGACCTTTAACCATTGCCTGAAAATATTTTCCTAAACCCTTTCCATCCAGTCTTTGAGGCGTGGCCGTGAGTCCGATATGAAACGCTTCTGTAATTTGATTAAATATAAACTCCCAATTCTTGGCGGCTAGATGGTGACATTCATCATATATAATAAGACCAGGTTTTGACATATGTTCATAACGTCTCTTAAGACTTTGAATGGAGCATATTTGAACCGGAAAATGCGGTTCTTCCATAAATCCAGCAGACACGACTCCGCATGGAACTCCTACGTTAGAGAATGCCTTTAGGACTTGGCGTATAAGCTCCCTTCGATGCGTTATAAACCACACGCGATTTCCCAACGCAACGCTGGATTTAACCATGTATGAAGCCAACACCGTTTTTCCTGACCCCGTAGGGGATTCGAGTATCATGGAACGAACACCAGAACGCATGAGCGCCCTGGCCTCGTTGCTCATTTTTTCTTGGTATGGGCGGAGCATTTATTTGATGTCTTCCATTAGCATCTCAATCGTCACTCCCCACTTCATTTTGTTTGACGCGGATAATACTGATTTCCAGTTATGAGCAGGAATAACTCCCCTGGTTTTCCAATGATGTAAAACAGACCGCTCCACTCCAACGGCGCGAGCGGCTTTAGTCAAACCGCCAGATTTTTCAATAATACGTTCTGATGTGTTCATTTTGATTTCCTTTCAGATAAATATTATATCATTCGAAGGTTGACAAGTCTAATACAATCGGATACAATATTCAAACGTTGTCAATTCATCAAGGAGAACGAGCGTGAGCGAGATAATCAAGTCTAACCCAAAAATCACGTCTGGAAAAAGAAAAGAGCCGTTGACTATTATGTTGTATGGCGTTGCTGGTATCGGTAAAACGCAACTAGCTTCTGAATCCGAAAATCCAATTTTCATCGGAGAACGCGGAAATTTGCTTTTGGACGTTTCCCGCTTTGACGAAGAAAAAACATTTGCGGAGTTTGTCGAAGACATCAAATGGTTGATTGAAAATGAACACATTTACAAAACTCTTGTGATTGACACTCTTAGCTGGCTTGAGCCTTTAGTGTTCCAAGAAGTATGTTCTGAGCAAACAAAACCAGCCAAAGACATTTCAAAGGTGCCACACGGTGCCGGTTACATTTCGGCTTATACAAAGATGGAAAGCGTCACAAAGCTTTTGAATGATCTTAAAGATAAGAAAAAAATGAACGTTGTGATTATTGCTCATTCAAAAGTTAAGCCATTTAATGATCCCACTTCGATTGAACCATACGATAAATACGTTCCTTCGTTGAACGAAGCCATTTCCGCAATATGGGTCAAGTACGTCGATGCCCTCATCTTTATGAACTACGAAACGTTTGTAAAAGAGGGAGAACGACGGGCTTATGGAGACGCGCTTCGTATTGCTTACACCGAAGAACGTCCTTCATTCCAAGCTAAAAACCGTTACGGGTTGCCTTATCGAATTGCCATGCGCAAAGGGGAGGGATGGAAAACTCTAGTTGAAGCGATTGAAAAATCAGAACCAAACAGTCTGGAAGTGTTGCAACGAGCCGTTGCCGAATTGCGAAAGACAATTTCAGGGGAGCCTGAATTTTTGTCTAAGGTTGATAAGTCAATTGCCGATGCCGGTGTGGATTTGACTAAGTTGACGGCCATTCGCGACCGGATGGTTGCATTAACGGGAGGGTTAAAGTGAAAAAGTTAGATAAAAGAGACAAGGAAATCAAAGACTTGAAGATGGCTTTGTTGGTTAAAGATAGCCAATTGTTCAAACTTCGTAATGTAGAAGAAGAGCTTTCTAGGATTAAGGTTCTGTTAAGGCCTTATTCTATTAAAACTGCTAAAAATAGTTCGCCTTTTACAATTTCTGGTGTTGAATTAACCAGCGAAGGCGCATTGGCTGATGTTATTGATAGGTTGAACACTTCACTAACAAGATGCTCTGAATTGTCTTTTGTTTGCGATAAATACTACGAACTACTTAACACGGCTTTTACAGGAAAACGAGAAGGAGAAAAAGCATGAGAATCAAGCCCGGAACATACCCTGGTACGTTGACTGATTATGGAATCTCAGAAACCAAGGCCGGTGATCCTCAAGTGTTTCTGATATTCGACGTAAACGCAGGAGATCAAGGCAATTACAGTATGACTTGGTACGGGTTAATGAATACCGTTGCTAAGGAATCCGGAAAGAAAGCTCCAATCGAATACACGATCAAGACCATTCTTGATTGCGGATTCTCTGGTGAGTCTCCTGAGCTTCTTGCGGCTGGACCTGAGTCTAATTTGATGCCGTTGGGCATTGCAATGGATTTACGGGTCGAAGACAATACCTACGATGGTACTACAACCAGCAGAATCAGGTTTGTAAACGTTCCTGGTCAAGGTGGTGGACCTGGACGAGTAGGATATGAGGAGGTAACTAAGAAGGTAAGCGTTGATGCTATCCGCGCCGAATTGATTAAGCAACGCGCTAACCGTCCACATGTAGAAAAAAAACAAGATGTAGGGTGGTGAGTATGTACCAACTAATCGAGGTGGATCAAAACACACCCGCTTGGTTGGATTGGCGCAAGAACGGCATAGGGGCCTCAGACGCCCCCGCCGTTCTGGGCGTCAGCCCGTATACCAAGCCTCAAAAGCTTTGGGCAATCAAGGTTGGAATGGATGTAGATAAACCAGTAAACAAATACATCATGGATAAGGGCCATGATTTTGAAACCCGTATTCGAGCTAAATACGAGTTTGAATCAGAAGGTAATTGGCCTTCGGTTTGCATGCAATCGGTTGAATTTCCATACTTAAGGGCTTCGTTGGACGGATGGAACGGTAAAAATATCATCGAAATTAAGATGGTTGGAGCAAAGATGTTTGCTTCTGATGATATACCGCCTCACCATTACGCTCAATTTCAGCATCAAATGATGGTTTCTGATGCCGAAGACATGACCGAGATTTACGGTTTGATTGACGAGTTTAACGAACTCAAAGACAAGAAACGTCTCGTTGTTCGCGACGAAAAGTTTATTGATGCCATGTTTCACAAAGAAGTGGAGTTTTGGAAGATGGTTACGGATAAGGAGTGGAGATGATTGGCGGCATCGACGTTTCTCACTGGAACGGTAAAATTGATTGGCCGAAAGTAAAAACATCGTTTGCGTTTTGCAAGGCCACTCAAGGAATGGGTATGATTGACCACACGTTCCAGACGAATATTCAAGGTTGTAGAGATAACGGGATCGTTCCAGGAGCATATCATTTCTTAAATCCTACTCAAAACGGGCGAGATCAGGCAGACTTTTTTGCAGAATACGCAAAGCCCGATATGTTACTTGCTTTGGATTGCGAAGGAGACGGTTGGAACGCATTAACACCGCAAGAATGTGCTGACGAAATCGGTGTTTTTATGACATTCTGCAAGATTAACATTGGCAAGTATCCGTTATTGTACTTCTCGCCTTCGTTCGCAAATGACAGGTTGCGAAGGTTCCCGATCAAGCAGTATAATTGGTGGGTAGCTTGCTATGCTACAAAGATGCCTGCCGACTTTTCTACCGCGAAGTTCTGGCAATACACTGAATCTGGTGGATGCCCTGGAATTCAAGGCAAATGCGATCTGGATATGTTCTTTGGCGAACGAGAAGATTTACTAAAATTGTGAGCGAAAAATGAAACTCGGAAAACAACCAGTTCGGCATGACCCCCGAACCCTCAAACTTGCGAAGTACCTGCCACAGTTACCAACGCCCCCGCCCGTTTGCGATTGGGGCACGAAGGTAGCGTTTTGGAACATGCTGGCCAATGACTCGGTTGGGGACTGCACATGTGCCAGTGCCGGTCACATGCTCATGGCGTGGACCTCTAGCGATGCCACAGAATTTGTCCCGACTGACGCGCAAATCCTATCCGCCTATTCCGAGATCACGGGTTATGATCCTAAAACCGGGATGAACGATAACGGCGCAGTGGAACTGGACGTCCTGAAATACTGGCGCAACAAGGGAATCGCTGGTAAAAAGATTCTCGCATACGTCAAAATCGAAGAGAAAAACTTCAACCAACTGAAAACTTCGGGGTGGTTGTTCGGTGGGGTTTACATCGGCGTTTCTCTGCCCGTCGAGGCCCAGAACCAGAAAATTTGGGACGTGACACCCGGAGAAACCCCTGGCTCATGGGGTGGACACGCGGTCCCGGTTGTGGGGTATAATGCACAAGGGCCGGTCGTCGTCACTTGGGGTGAGTCAAAACAAATGACGTGGGCGGCGTACCTCGCATGGTGTGATGAAGCCTATGCGATTTTAAGCGGAGATTGGACGGGCCCGGATAATCTCACGCCCAACGGGTTCGATATGGTTCAACTGGTTTCGGATCTGAAAGAATTAGACGGTGCGTCGTCGGTTGAGAAACCGGATTTGTGGGAAAGGATCAAGACGTGGCTGAAAGACCTTTTTCATTAACCTAGTAGGTTAAGACTTTTGGGAGGGATTATGAGCATCATTGAAGACTTGGCAAGCGTGGCAGTAAAAACCGCATGTCTCCCAATTTCAGTAGTTAAAGACGTTGGCAATGTCATTGAAGGTGACAATGTGGATGCTACGGCGTCAAACGTTGAGTCGATCTTGGACGACATTTTCGGATAGTAGGTGCATCAAAAAACTCAGGAGGAAGTATCGTGTCAAACTGGAAAACTGTTTTGTCGGATTGGTCGGGTTACGCTCTCACGTTGGTCTTGGGATTCGTGAGCGTTCCCTCGGCGTCGGTGCTGATTGAGAACATCTACAACTACATCGCGGCTTCGATCTCGGCGGGTGCATCTCCTATTGGCGCTCCCCCGGCGTGGTTGCTGTTGGCTCTTTCGGTTATCGGGTCTTTGCTGGGTCATGCTCTCGGAATCAGCCATGTACAGGTCAAGAAGGCTTTGCGCCTCAAGGGCTTGATTAAAATGCTGGCATTGTTCGCGTTCTTTGCGATGGTCGGGACGGCCTCGGCTTACGAGTGGAACATTCCAGCCAATCAGGTTCGTTTCTCTCAATCCACGTTGAAAAGTTTGGCGTTGAATAAAAAGCTGACGGCGGGAACGAGTGAGACGGACATTATCAC